GTGTGCAGGATTTAAAGTGACTTTAGAAAACACTACTTCTACTAATTTTAATCAACCTGCCGAATACAAATTAAATATAACTTATTCAACCGGAAGCGGAGTTGCAAACAATAGCACTATTATTCCAATAATTACAGCATCTGGCAGTAGAAGTTTTGAATACGATATAGTCCAGTTAAATCATCATAGAACGGGATTCAACGAAGATGGCCGCATTACCCATGATGAAGTAGGTATAGTATTCCCTGCTATGAGTAGTGATTCTGCTACAATAGCAACAGGTCTTACAACCTATTTTTATGTAGGTCAAGACATATATACAAAAGATGGTTTTAATTTTACTAAAATAGGAACAATAGATTCAATGAATGCGGGCGGAGGTAATAATATTACTTTAGACACTACTGTTTCGGCACTACCTATTTCTACTCCATTATATGCTGATACATATAAAGAACCAAAATACATTGATAACATACATCATCTTGCTATTTCTTATTCTAAAAATAGTAATATGATTAATTTCTATTATGGTGGTAAGTTAATAAAAAGTTCTTTAGTCAGTGGGTATGGTTCAGGAAACACTTTATCATTTGGTCGTGAAGATATTATCATTGGTAAAAATACTACTGGAAATAACAATGCTTCTACTGATGAACAATTTATGGGAGAAATACATGAAATGTCCGTAACTTCTGTCTATCAAAAGTCTTTTAGATATTTAAATACTTTAATGCCTAAGTTTGACGATACTTTACTTTATTTAAGATTTGAGGAGGGAAATGAATGACACTTACAGTTAATGGCCTCACTTCTATTTATAACGCAACAGCGAACCCTAATTATGAAACGCCTACAAATCCTAAGTTTATTAAGGCATCTTATAACTCCGATACTGATAGAATCTTTGCTATAATTTATGATGATGGAAATATAACTGTTGCTGATTCGGGGATTTTTACTGAAGCAATAGGCGGTCAAGGTCTTTTAACAGAATACAGTAATTTAGATAATACTACTGGACATAATATTCGTTGTCATGCTACATTAGGTTATAATGCAGGAGGTGTCAGTTTTTCGGGAGTCAGCACTGATTCAAACGGAGTGCCTGATGTTAATGACTATTTTGTTTTAATTCATTCCGATGATTCTAATATGCACCATCTTGCTAAAATCACTTCTATTGAGGGGGCTGATGATGCAGGAGATTCTTTTAATTTTTCTCCTAAATTGGGTAATAGAATCCCTAAAGGAACAAAATTTATGTTGTTTAAAGGCCCACTTATTACTAAATCTACTAATATAATTGCTCTTACTGCGGGTATTAAAAATAGTGGATTCGTTGTAAGTTCTAATTCAGAATATGTTTGTGCTAGACCTATATGGTTTTTTTACGACGATAAGTTAGATAAGACAGGAGAACTAAACCACAATACTAAATATCAAATGAGACTTAAACAAGCCACTAGTGGTTCATCAATTACTTTACCCACTTCGGGAGATATAGTTACATTTATTACAGTAGGGGATATGAATAACAGAATTATTGATAGTAGTAAATACTCTTACATGGTTAAATTAAGGGATGAACTTAAAATTAAAGATGACCCTGATACCGCAACAAGTAATGAAAGTTCTGTATTAGGCGGAACATTTACTGATTATGATGATTACAATGATTGTTTTATAAATGCTAGAAGAGACAGCGATGATAATTACGGGGCTTTAGTTTTAAATGGCCCAACTCGTTATACTTATTATAAGGATTCACCAATGAAAAACAATTTGTTGAATAATGTTATATCTTCTTTTGTTCAAGAATCTATTGAAGGAAAGGCAGGATATGCAGAAACTAAGGCAATAGATAATAATAGAATTTTAGGAACTAAATTAAAAACAAATCAGGATTATAGAGTAAGACAATCCATTGGTCGTGGAGACTTAAATGAATGGGTTCAAGTGGGTGAGATAGGTTCTTATATTTTAACTCTAGGTTCTACATATAAATACACTACGCAGAAGTTTGTTTATGGTGAAGATATAGATGTATATTTTAACGAAAATGAAGAAATAAGAGTAGGAGACAGGGTATGTATCTATGAAGGGGCTTCTGCTGAGTTTTCATTTTTAGGAGATTATAGTCGTCTTTTAACTGAAAGTGAGTTTACTGATACTTTTGATATGACTACTTTTACAAATGGAACTAAGATTTATAGAAGAACATATAGTAAAAAATCAAATAACATTTTAACTACTGTTAATTTTGAAGACAATAATACCGATAAGTTAAAAGTAGTTTTAATTTCCAACGCTTATCAAAACACTGAAGTATCTGTGGTGGCTAGCCCTGCGGGTGTTGATGATTCCTATAAATTACTTTATCTTGATTTTAAAGATAACCACTATGATACAGATAAAGGAATAGAATATGCCGATGGCGATTTTATTATTCTTTATGAAGTATTTTCAGGAAAAATAGAAAAAATAACAAGAGGAATAGAAAATGGGAGTTCAATGATTACAATAGGAGGAAGAAATACTTTTGATAAATTAGTAAATCCTATTATAAATAAAGATGCTCTACATTCTACTGATATTATTTATTCAACTGATAGTCCTTATGTTCCTCTTACTATTCTATTAAAAGATGGTGGGGGCTCAACCACAATAACCGTTGGTTTTGATAAAGCAGTTACCTTTGGACATGCTATCACTATTGCTGATAAAACTCAACTTTGGACAAATAGAGGATTTATAGGTGTTTTAAATGGTGCAGTAGCAAGTGCTACTAGCGGAACTTTAGTAGATAATTCTAGAAATAAAGTAGCCGGAGAAACGCTGTATGGAGCAAATCATAATCAAATACTATTAAATAAATCTCTTAGTTCTAATAACGCTATTACTTCTTCTACTGATTTATCAGCAGCAGCAGATAAAGGATTTTCATTTAAAGACGGAGTAAGCATAACTGATTCTTCGGGGGCTGAAGTAACAGAATTAGCAGGAACTTCTGAAAATGTAGATGCTAGGGCAATAGGATATAGTATTGCCCGAACAGATTCTCTATCTTCTAAAGATAGTGTTTTCATGTTAAAAGATAATATTTTTGGTGCAGATGAATCTACAATTAATACTTTAATAGATTTTATTGTTCTTTCAGCAAGCGAAGACAATGGAATCAGTATAGTTAAGTTAGCACCTTATGTTCCTTTGTCTTTAGGAAGAAGTAATGATAATTTTGCTGATACTACTGAATGCACTTTTACTACCATAGGAACTACTACTTCAGGTGGTTTCAGTGGCGAGATTTTCGGAAATTTTTCTGTTTATACTGCTCCTTATTTAACACCTGTTTATATTGATAGAAAATATGTTGGAAGATTTTTAAGTTTTGAAAGAAGACCGGTTGATGGGATGATAGATATATTAAATGTTACTTTTAATTCGGAATCTATGTGGGAAACTGGCAAAACTATTGAAATTTTAAATACGAAATCTACACATGATTTGCATTTAATAAATGGTGCACATTTACATGGTAATAAGATAATAGGTTTATTATCACCCCATCTTGATTATCTTTTAAATTTTGAAACCTTTGACTCTTCTACTTTTGATTCATATACAGATAAATTTGGAGAATCTATATTTAGAATATTTAATTTAGAAAGGGGAAAAATTGGACATGCCGTTCCAAATTATGATAGCACATATGGAATAAATAATAAATACAGCAATAAAACCAGTAATTTTAACTATTACGCTACAAGTTATAAAGGAAGGGATAAGGTAGCGTATAATACACTTGGCTCATCTACTTCTCCCAATATCCTACCAATAGAAAAAAGAGGTATAAGACCAATTACCTTTTCTCATGGTTTTGGAAAAATACTTCCTAATTCTACTACTTCTATTAAAATGCAATATTTAGTTCCAGATAGTTCTGCTATCTCTAATATTGCAAATGCATGGCAGATAGAATCAAAATTAAATTACTTTCAAGTTAATTCTCAAAGGTTGTTCCTGTTTGTTAATTGCGACACTCATCCTTATTCTGCTAATAGAAAAGATAACTTATTTAGATTCCCAATATGCTCATAGTTCAATTATTGAATCTAATAAAACCTTGTCTTCTCTAAAGAATTTTGGTTTAATGAGATTAACTGAATTAGTTACAGATTTATTTTATAATCCTATTAACCCAGAAGAATTAAATAAAGACTTTTTACAAAATTCAATGGGAGACTATTGGAGTGCTAATATAGAAGATGTAACTCAATCAAGTGGTGCTACTTGCCAAATAAGTTCTTTTGGTTCTTTTTCTGGTTCTGCATTAACTGTAAGAGAAGTCACTATGACTTTAGATGCTACCCCTACTAATTTAGCCGCAAATGACTGGTTAATTGATATGGCGACTGGTATAATTTGGGGTAAAGTAAAAACCACTCCTACTAGTGCGGCTGTGGCTATTTATCAATATAGAAAGGTAGGAACTGATAATAATTCTGCTCCTAGTGGTTCTCTCTATAAAATAGATGAAGAACACATACCTGCTAATGGTAGTAGATATACTTATGGGAAGGAAGTAGATTCAAGTTTATATAAACTTAAAAGCACAGGAAGAAAACACCATCCTAATAAAATGCTTTTATTTGGTTCGGCTAATGCTGGTATTTTAGGAAATCATACCTTATTCCCTGATAATGCTTGGTACACGCATTATGGTGAAACATTACTTAAAATACATACTGGGTCGAATGATATTGGTGCTGTTGGGCCTTTAGTTTTCGGAAATGATGATTCTAGTCCGTTTTTAGTGGAAGAAGTAGTTCAAAATTGCACTCCCGATGGAACAACTTCTTTAACTGTTCAAGATTCTTCTGTAATTAATATCGGTGCTTATATTAATAAAGGGGCTATTGCTAATACTAATCCCACTGTTTCGGCAGGAACTTATGTTACGGCTATACCTGATTCAACAACGGTGACATTAAGTTCGGCGGCTTCTGGTTCGGCTGGTAGTGTTAGATTTGTTACTAAAACAAATAAGAAAAATGTTCATTTACATTCTCTTTTTAGACAATATGATTCAGCAAAGTTGGGTTCACTTACTGCCACTGGCACTCATGCTGATTTAAGCGCACATTCTTTAGTTGTTTTAGGTAATTTTGATGTTGAAGACGCTGATGGAAGAAGGGCTACGGCGGGAGAATCGACTTATAGTTTAACTTCTCTTAATTTAGAGTGTATTGATAGTGATGTAGATATGGTATTTCCTATGTATAATGGTATAAAGTGGGGTTTCTATGGGACAAGTTCAGGACAGCACGATTATTCTTCTATTGATGGAGGCTTCTCCGGATTCAAGTTTATAGTTTATAGTGCTGATATTGGTTGGAGGCCAATTGCTGACGACACTGATAAATCGGCAGCAGGAAATAAAACATATAAACAGCATAAAGTTTCTCATAAAGGAAAGTATAATTATTTAAGACACTTAGATTTAACTGGTTGTTATTTAGTTCCTTTACATGGAAAAGATATAGATAATAATACTATTTCTGGAAGTTTTCCTACTCAAAGAACTGACATTTATGGAGGAAACCTTTCGGAAGTAATTTATGTAGTCTCACATGTTTATGACACTACTACTTCTATTACTGATGATGAAGACTTTTCTTTTATTACTTTAGATAGAGAAATAGCGGCAAACACTCAATATAAAATTATGCAACCATCTCCTGTATGTATGTGGCCTAATAGTCCAAAAGAAATACAAATTAATCATATTTCTGCAAAATACACTAAAATGCCTGAGTCCGATAGAATGTATGGTAGTATTAATGATTTTGGCTATAAAGAAGGAAGTCGTAGAGATAGGGAGTTTGGTGGGGCATCTTATAATCTACCTAATAATAACGAAGGCATATCTTCTATGTATGTAATTGTTGATTTAGATAATAGAGGGGGTAATGGAAATACTGTTATTAGAAACACTTCTGCAAATGATAATATATTGGCTTCTTCTACTACAAATGCCTTTAAAGGTGAATTATGTCTTAGTGATGGCGAAACTAATTTAGTCACAGGAGCGAGTATTTCTAAGAGACTTGGCCCCGATGTGCATACTATAACTCTAGAAGAAAGAACTAAACTTCTAGGAGTTGTTTCCTGTTCAGAAATTTTCGAGTTAAAGGTAAATGGTAGTGTATCAAGAGATACAAAAAGGGCTATGATTGGGACAAGTATAGATATTAGTAAGGAATCGGAAGCATTAGTTGAAGAATTATTTACTGAAAACAATATTTCTTTTTCCTTAGTTCCTTCTTCTTATCCTATTTATACTTCACCTGATTTTCAAGGAACTTCTCTATATATTCTTGCTAAATATTTATTATCTCTAAAAAATAAAACCATGTTTGATAATGCAGGAGTAATTACAGTAGTTGAAGAAAACAGTTCAACACTCATGTCAAAGTTTGAATTTGATGATTCTAATATAATAGAATACGAATTAGTAGACAGTGGGTTTGATTTCTATAATGAAATTATTCTATATGGTAGTTCTCATAAATCAGTAAAAAAGAATGTTAGAAGCATTAATGAAGTAGGCAGAAAAACACTAGAAATTTTTGACAAAAAATTGACTACTCAAAGTGAAGTAGATAAAAGAGCAAGAGAATTGCTTAAAATACACAATACTGAAACCACTAATTTAGAAATAAAAACACACATTAGATACGCCCAAACTATCTCAAGTGGAGATATTGTTTCCGTAATTATTAATCAAGAAAACATTGAGCGTAATCTTTACATGGTATTAGAAATGAAATATGAAATTTCTGGACAAACTACACTACTTCTAGGAAAATATTCTAAAAGCATAGAAGACAGATTTGCTGAGATATTATTGGCTAATAAACAGACGGATTCTTATATAAGAAGAAAAGACTATGTAGAAAACGAAAAAGCATTTGATTTCTTTGAAGACATTAAAATAAAAGAAATCAACTTAGTTATAAGAAAAAGAACTGCAACGGGACAGACGGTTGGTTTTACAAGCACTTTAAATACAGGGACTACTACTCTTGGATTCGGGAGTGGCGTAACGCACACAGTTCTATCGGAGGAAGACCTATGATAACAGATAAAGCAAAAGAACTGCTAGCGGCACAACTTTTAACCTTAATTAATGGAGGAACACATAAAATAGGATTAGGTGGTAATTCTACTTCTCCATTGGCTACTGATTTAGATGTAGCCGTAACGGGTATTACCGTAACACCGGCAGTTGAACAAGCGGCTGGAAATAATTTACAAATTAAATTAGAGGTTCTTGGTTCCGATATTACAGGATTAGTAATTAGAGAAGCAGGTATATTTGATAGCGTACCTAATCTTTTGCAAAGAGTTAATTTTGAAGGGGTCGGCCCTTTTAGTAGCACTGAAAGATTACAGATATTTATTAACATAGAGGTGGATTAAAATGGTAAATAACCCATATCACATAAGCAGACAAGGAACAACAGTAACCGCACAGATAACAGATGGAATAGATGCTCCCCATACTGGGCTTATTAAAGCATTGAGTGTTTATTCTTCAGGTAGTTATCCCGTAAGAACTAGTACGGATTTTAACATTACTGCTGCATCAGCATCAGCAATCAATATTACTTCTGGAAGAGTAGTAAGAGATGGAAAGTTAATGGGTGCTATTACTGCGGGAAGTAGTATCGCAATAGGAACAACAACGGCAGGAAGCACTTATTCTTTAATAGTAGTAAATGCTTCTAATGCCTTTGTTGCTAAGACAACAACTGATTCTAATAAAGTACCAGAAATAGCCGCAGGTGATATTCCTATTGTCTTGGTTTTATACACGGGTGATTCGGGAACAATGGAGTTTCAATACTTTACTACGGCGAAGGATGAGAACTCATTGACTATTGCTCATAATGGTGGAGGAACAACATATACTGAATCAGGTAGAATTACAGGAGATACAAATAGTATTGACATTGTTTCTACTATTACAAATGCTGATATTAACATTACTCCTAATGGAAATGGTAAGGTAGTTCTCGATGGTCTTAATTGGCCTATCGCTGATGGTGCGGCCAATACTCTTTTGAAAACGGATGGTGCTGCTGGATTATCCTTTATTGCTGGAGGAACAGGAATTACAATTGGTTCGGATATTGCAGTAGATGTATCTGGTTTTATGGCTAACGGTAATAATAATTATATATTAACTGCTACTGGTGCTGACACTTTTCAAGGAGAAACGGGTCTTCAATATGATGGAAGTAATTTAAAAGTTGTTGGTGGATTACAGGTAGGGGCTGGTTTGGAGTTCACTATTACCGAAGCAAGTGATGATATTACTTTAGCCAATACTATAAATGATAAAAAAATTGATATATCAGTAAAGAATGGTAGCGGAGTAGGTAAAAGAGCCACCTTTACTGCTGATACTCATTCGGATGAAGTAATTCTTAAAGGTATTGAAGAAATAATTATTGTTTCTTTATCCGATGAAGAAACAGATTTGGCTACTGGAACAGGAAAGGCTTCATTTCATATGCCTTATGCTATGACATTATCTAAAGTTAAAGCAAGTGTAAATACTGCCCCCGTAGGAGCAACTATCATTGTTAATATAAAAGAAAATGGGACTACTATTCTTTCTACTAATCTTTCAATTGATGCTTCGGAAACAACCTCGGAAACTGCTGCAAGTGCGGCTGTTATAAGCGATGCTGCTTTAGCGGATAATTCTTTAATTACCTTTGATATAGACCAAGTAGGCGGTTCAACGAAGGGCAAAGGATTAAAAGTCACTTTATACGGAAAGAGGGTTTGATATGGGAGTAATTATAATTAACTCTTATTCTCAAATAGGTGGGGTCAGCCCTCCTAGCCCTCCTTCGGGTCTTTATAGTGAAGATAATGTAGGTAATGGTTCGGTTGGTAATAGAAACAGTAGAGTTACCTTAACTGATTCTATTTTTGGTGTTCAGCAGGATGTTAGATTAGATGGAAAACCAATTGATGTCCGAGCAGGTTTCACATCCACATTTGAGTTTAATGGACAACTGACAGGAACAGCCACTTCTATTTCTTGGACAGTGAATACACTAGATAATTTTGCTGGATTAGTTACTGGGATAACCCCTAATTCTGGAACATCAATTAATTTTTCTCCTGTTTTTAGCATTAATCCTTCTGGAAATCCGGGAGATATGGCAATGTTTGAAGTAGATTTTACAGCAGTAAATAGTGCCGGAAGCAGCAATGTTATTTTTGATATTATGTTGATTTTGCCTTGATTTACTTAAACTAGAAACATTGGGTTTAATTGCGTGATATGATAGATAAGAGCAAATTAATAGATGCGGTTGTTGTTATTATAGGCATAACCTATTTGATAGGATTATGTTTAGTTCCTGAATTAATAGGTAATAGGTATAACTATTAAGCAAAAATCAAAATTTTCGTTTAACTAAGAAAAAGCCAAAAAAAAGAGAGAGGCCGAAGCCCCTCTCAATTTGTTTTTTCAGACCAAATGCCTAAACAAGCCCTACATTCCCACAATTTTACTTGCTCGGTTGAACCCACATAAAACCCCAATAATCTTTTTGCGAGCGTTTGTTCCTTACAGTAAGGACAAACTTGTTTTAATCCCATATAATCACTTTGAATTATTGTTTTCGTTCATCAAACGCTTCATATATTCTTCAACGCTTTCATCGGTGATATTAGTTCCACCAAAAGCAGCAAAGAACAAAAGCATTAAAATGATGCCGAATACAAACAATCCAAACCATTCCCAGCCTGTCATTACCAATTCACCTCCAAGTCCTTGTGTTCTCCCTTTTCTACTGAAAAGGCTTTAATAAATCCATTGTTTTGTCCATACTTCCAAAGGTCATAAACTAATTGGGTGTCTTTCATGCAATATTCTACTACTTCATCGAATTGGCCCATTTTCCATAATTTAGGTGCATCTGCGCTATCCATCAGTTTAGAGTCATTCATGGTGCATTTTACTAGATTACTTAATGGAAATCTTTCTTTGTGAGCCTTTAATAAATCCCTTGATGTATCAATAAACTGTTCTTCTTTGATATACTTATTTATACAATAAATATCCATCGAATCTCTTAGAATAGGCAAGTCAAATGCTTTAATGTTATGGCCTAGTAATTTCCCGCCTTTTTGGAAGTGTTCGTCTAAGTCGTATTTGAGGTCGCTTAGGGATTTAATCACATGCCCCGATTTCGCAAATGAATCCATTGGTTCATCTACATAAACAGTTCCGGTCTTTCCATCCCAAGTAGCAACGGTTGATACTTGAAACATATGAGTATTTCCGAATCCGCCTATATCGTAAGACATATTCTTGGTTTCAAGGTCAATGGCTAATACTGACATTGGTTTCACTCGCCTGTATTAGACCAAAGTTTGCTAATCTTAGCGGCTTCTTTATCCACTTTAGGTTCTTCTTCAACATCAGTTCTTCGCTTTAAGAAGCAAACAATCTGTGAACCGGCGACAATTAACTGAGAACAACATTCCCACCCATCATCTCCGTAAGTATTGAGAGTATCAATAATTACTTTTGGCCCTTTACTAACTTCAAACACTAAATATGTATTTTCCCACTTCATTCTTCATCACCTTTTATTAACCTAATATAAGTCTTGTTACCTGCTTCTTTCTGTTCTTCAAACTTGTGTCTAATTACATCGTAATGCCTATACACTTGCGCCCTTGACTTCTTAGCCTTGTTTCTAACTTCTGTTAGGAGAATTGTTTTATTAACGAAGCCTTCTTCGTCTTTATTTAACTTGTCATAAATGTCTAAGAATACGGATTCTAGAGAGTTCTCGGCAATACTTTGCCGCTTCGCTCGTAGGCTTCGCTCTAGCCAATCAACCAATGTCATATAACACTGTCGGATAATCGTTGCCGCTTGACGGACATTGTGACCCGTAACAATGAATCTTTGGTCTTTATCTTTGATAGATGGCGCACTAGCGACACTACAAAGAACAGACATTTTATACAGTATTTTCATCAAACGGGTAGTAAAATTACCCGCAATTTTAGCAACATCGCTTCTAGTATTATGTAGATAGGCTCTCATGTTTTCATACTCTAGCCTCAATACATCATTGAAATCGGCAGTATAAGTCATAGTTTTAAGTGGGTCGCCGCCCATATCATTAAATCTTTCTTGTGTGATTTTATATAAATTAATCATAGCCTTAACATATTTATCAATAGGAGCATTTACTTCTTCAACAGTTCCTGCTTTCTCGATTTGTTCTAATCTCATTTTATGCTGAATAAACTCAGGTACATCCCATACATACAATAGCATTCTTTGTAGAACGCCCTTCTCCGCCATAACATCATTTAGATTTGTTGGAGGATAAGTCATCGCTAATACTGAACGCTCACAAAAACATTGCATTAGTTCTCCACCAAACGAAGTTAGGGCTTTAGAAATAATCCAAGACTCTCCTGCTAAGGAGTTCATTAGAGTATTTAAATACACAATTGAGTTCTCTTTGTGTTGTGTTTGTTTAAAGATACCTGAGTATTCAAACTCATCCCAGTGAGCAAGCCCATTTCCTTCTAAAACTCCTGGCCTTCTTTGATAATCTACATTACCGTCATCA